TTCCAAATTCCTTCTTCATTTAATGGTAAATTTAATTTATCCGTAGAAGATAAAGGTTCAAACGATATTTCATATAAATAAGTTCGATAAGAAGAGGCAATTGCAGATTTAAATTCATTGATAAAATTGGATAATGTTACTTCTATAGCCACAAAATACTCCGTACTTTAAGTGAAACTCCCTGATAACAATTACTATTTATTGTATCAACAATTTGTTCACATGTGAAACCGCTTTTTATGTAGTCATTAATATCCTTTCCATATTGACGCATTTCCCGGGGTAATAAACAAACATCTACATTTGGATGTTCAATAGTATATTCACTTAACGCATTGATATTTCTTTTAATTTGTTCATTATTTTCATTATCAAAAACAATAGTTACACGTTTAAATGGGAAATTCTCCACTAGATAAGTAATACTTGGAAAATGAAGTCCGTTTAATGAAACTGCATTTGGAAGAAATAATGAATCAATGAACCCTTCTACAATAAACAATTGTTCATTTATATTCATATATTCTAGACCGCCAATTAGTCGTTGTTCTTCATTGGAAAATCTAGTAATAATATATCGTGGTTCTTTTTTATCAACCCGTCTACCTTGGAATGCTACAATATCACCAGTATGTGTTTTAAACATCCACATTAAACGTTTGTCTTGTTCTTGTTTTAATTCAAATTGCTTTCCTTTATGGTTCTCCAAAATCGTTTTAATTTGTTGATGTATATTAAAAAAATTATTAGTAACAAATAACCTATGAAAATGTTGACGAGGGATTTGACGATTTGTAACATAGTTGATAATTTCTTCATCGTTACATTCATTTAGTGGTATAATTTGTTTTGTTTTAAAAAGTTGCTGTACAAATTGTTTTATTTGTTCATTGGTAATTTTTATTGTTAATGGAGACTGTGTTTGCTCTACGTTTTGTTGTTTATCAATTTGGATAGAAATATATTTATCGGGAAAGTAACGTTTAAGAAAAGTATATAGTGGAAGTGTTAATCCACATTTGAAACAATGATAAATGTAACTGTTTCTTTCATTGCTCCAAAAGAAACCTGCTTTTCGTGCTCCAGGTCTCGATTTACATTGTTCATTAACACATTTACATTCAAATTTTTGGTTGTTAGTTTCACGAAGAAGAGGAATGTTCAGTTTTTTGATGAGTTGAAATTGTTTTTGTTTACTAACAATTTGGTTCATGTTATTAGTTTATATTCAATTGAATGATTTTCGTGAGCATATTTTTGTTTATAAAGCAATGAAAGTGAAGTTAATAAATAAATTAAACTTGTTCATTTTAATTAAATTAATTATTAAATTAATTATTAATATATAATATATATTAATTAATATATATAGCGCAGGTTCATTTTTATTGTGCAACACGATTTTATAAAAAAGTTTTTTGTGCTATAAATAAATTAATTATTAAATTAATTATTAATATATATATATTAATTAATATATATATAGCGCAGGTTCATTTTTATTGTGCAACACGATTTTATAAAAAAGTTTTTTGTGCTATAAATAAATTAATTATTAATTATTAAATTAATTATTAATATATTAATTAATATATATAGCGCGGGTTCATTTTTATTGTGCAACGCGATTTTATAAAAAAGTTTTTTGTGCTATATAAACTAAATTAATAGCAAAAAGGTTCATTATAATGAAAACAATTTCGATCCTTTTAATGCGCTTTTTTGATTTCCTTTTTCTTCGTCCTTTTTTTACAAGATATTTTATCGAACGAGTTCGATACTTCATTACAGTTAATATTGCAACAAATGGTATGACAATGATACTATACATCAATGCGCAAGGTGAACGAATGGTTGGTATGGTTTTCAAGTATCCATATGTAAGAAAAATTGTTATGCCTCAATCTCTATTTTCTCAAAATTTTCCAAATCTTCTTATAAAATATCAACAGCTAGCTAGAATGTCGTGGAAAATTAGTAAAAGGAAAAAATGATGACTATTAAAAGAGTGCACATTTTTACACATTGTGCTGATGCTGATGGACGTGCTAGTGGTGCAGTACTTGAATATTTCCTTTCACATAACTGGATCGATATACCTGAAATAAAACAAACAGATATGATAAAAATTGAATTTCATCCATGGAATTATGGTTTCAAACTTGACTCTATTTTTATTGGAAAGAATGATATTGTTTTTATCGCAGATATTAATTTTGACGAGGACGATTTTGTTTCAATAATTGAAAGTTGTAATGGAAGAGTATATCTTTTTGATCATCATGAATCAGCATATGATATGTTAAACAAATATAAACAATACCTATATGACGGTTCAGTTTTTAATAATGAACATTGCGGATGTATGCATGTTGTTAATTTTGTGAGAGAGCATATTCGACACGGTGTAGACGAAAAATATATTAACATGCTAGATAATATTGAATTATTTTGCCAACTTATTGAGTATTGGGATCTCAATACACGTGTTGATTTACCAATAGATGAACCAATTAATAATGAAAGTATTAAGTATTTTATCTACTATCTTGATTCAATCAATACCAATCCTTGGGATCCAAAAGGCGCAGATTTTTGGGGTGAACTATTTGAAAATGCACTCGACGATGTAGCATTTAAGCAATTTGTAAAACAATGTATAGATGTAGGTTCTGTTATCTATTCAGCAATACAACATCGACTTGCAATTGAATGTAAATCATATTTTTTCACTGGTATTTTTGAAAATTACACATTTATTGCCGCTAACAAATATCCTGGTTTAGGTAACACGGTATTTGATTGTGTTGATATGAGTAAATACGACCTTTTTATATGTTTCTACTATACTAAAACAGGATACTGGACATTTTCTATAAACACAAATAAAGATATCGATCTTATTCCACTGTGGAATAAATATAACAAAATTCGTTCCGGTGGACATCAACGTGCTGGTGCAATCAAGTGTGATTATTTCATATACGATCCTAAAAATAAAATACTCCAATTAAAATTTAACGAGGAAGAGAATATAAATAATAATGACGCCGCTACCCAAAGTGTTGGTGACTAAGTCGACTCAGCCAACCAATTTGGGGCGTCTTTATATATATCCTCACCATTGTGAGGTTGAGGCTAGTTTTTAGTAAAAAGCCTCGTAAAACATTTATTTAAATTAGGGGGTGTGAAGTGCACTAAATCACCCCCAACAAAAATTAAGGTGAATTTAATATAGGAGTTCAATCACAATGACAAAAACACAATTAGAAGCAATTATTTCTGAACTTGTTTCAAATAAAGCATACGGTTGGGAATTTATAATTGACGAAGGTGTTTATGCTTCTACACGCGACTATACATTTGAGATAACAGCAATGGGAACAGTTGATACTTTAGTAGGAACAAATAAAGCAAATGGAATGAAGTTGTATATTGATATAAATTCAATTAAAATGGTAAAACAATATTACGCACCATCACTCCATCCTCCACGTGTATCGGAATTTTAAGTTTATTTTTATATATTCAATGAATGTATAAAATTATTGATTTAATAGATTTATCATGTAGCGAATCAAATTTTCAATTTTTACAACATCAATTTTCAACAATAGAGCAATGCGTCGAACATGCTCAAACACATGATTTACAACAAATCATAATATACAAATATCAAGCTATACCACAAGATATCTTATTAAAAAATCTTCCAAATTATATTGAATTTATTAGTCAATTCAAACAATTTGCACAGCAATTTGATATAGATTATTGCTGTTCCATTATATTACAAGGTGATATTATAACAAATCCTGGTTATCATCAATTTAGAGTATTAGTTAAAAGTAATTCAGTTGATGTTATTTATATTGATAAAAATTGGTATAATGTTTTTAAAACTGATAAGTTAGTAACAGATGAAAGTTTTGGGCAATGTGTTAAAAATTATGGATGGCTTTTTGTGTGTAAAGATTGTGATTATCAAACGAAGAATGAAATAGCACAGAAAGAAAAATATACAATTACATCATGGACACCACGTACATCTATATCAATATTGCATCAACAAAGTCGCGAAAACAATATAGATTTTAAACATAACAAATCGCAGTTATTTAAGCTACTAAATCAACTTAAGCGAAGGTAAATATGAATAGAGTAATAACATATGGCACATTTGATGTATTTCATTATGGACATTATAGTCTTTTAAAGCGTGCGTCGTTAATAGGACAACTTTACGTAGGTGTTTCAACAGATCAATTTAATTTGATAAAAGGAAAACAGAGTATATTATCTTTTCAAACACGATGTGATATTATTCGCGATCTTCGTTTTGTACATGAAGTATTTGGTGAAGAAAGTTGGGATCAAAAAATTAATGATATTAAAAAGTATAACATTACACATTTTGTAATGGGTGATGATTGGAAAGGGAAGTTTGATTTTCTTTCACAATATTGTACAGTTATCTATCTTCCAAGAACACAATTTATTTCTTCTACATTGATTCGTAATTGTTTTAATAGAGCGTAAACATGTTTCGATTTCAAAATGATAAAATTTATGAAATATGTAAAAATAATCTTATTGATGCAATAGATATATTTCAATCTTCGCGAAAACGATACTGGTTAAATGATGGTACACTTTTAGGTTATTATAGAGAAGGAGATATTCTCCGTCATGATAAAGATTTTGATTTTGGTTTGATGGTAGAAGATATTGATATGGAACTTATTGATGCTTTCTTGAAACAACGTTTTCAAATTTATTGGCTTTGGGGTAATTATCAAAGCAATTTACAAATATCTTTTATTCGTAATAATATTCCGTTTGATATTTTTATATATTATACCGATAAAGAAAACAATGAAATGTATCATTATACTCATTTTCGTGTTGGTGGTTTATTTTGTTATAAGTATAAAATGTTCAATACGAAACAAGTTACATGGTTTGGACATGATGTAATGATACCTGAAGATCCAGAAGAATTTTTGATACAAAAATATGGTATGTTATGGTCAATACCAATTAAGAACTGGGATAGTAGATTTCACCCATATAATTTAGATTGGAAACGCTGCGGTTTTAAAGATAAGCAATCATTTATTGAACGTAAAATTAACATATTAAAAGGTTTAGTTCGTGCACCGCAATATGGTTTTGATGTTTTTAGAACAGGTTCAGTTGCATATCAACAGTTACAGCAAACTATTCCTAAAAAAGTAGAACACGCATTAGTAAAATAAAATGACAACAATATCACATGCATTTTGTCTTAACTGTGATTCACAAGTTGAAAGATGGAATAGATTTCAAATTGAAATTAAAAAATTGAACATTGATGTAGAAAGATTTTCTGCAATACCTATTGATAAGATAGCATTGAAGCAAACAGCGTTTGATAATAGTGAAGAAAATAAAAAATCTATACCACTTAAATTCTCTGTTATGAGAGGAAAACAAGATTTAATAACCATTTTAAAAAAGTATTGTATTACAAAAGATGGTGTTCGTAAACGTAGTAAAAAAGAATTATCTAACCTCCAATCATTTGGAGAAATGTTCAAAATAGCAAGAGATAATGGATGGGATAATGTATTAATATTTGAAGATGATACTTATTTTAACACTGATAACGCTGGTTTAATATTACAAAATGCTTTAAATGAATTACCTGAAAACTGGGATATTTTATATCTTGGTCTATATCTTAAAAATAGTTCAAAAGGAAAATTGCACAAATATAGTGAACATTTACTTCGATTTGATGAAAAAGGAAAATTTACCATTTGGGGTGCACATGCAATATTATGGAGATATACTATTTTTGATAAAATTATTGACTATATTTTTAACAATGAAAGTTATAGATATTTGACTGATTTTATTATTGCTAGTTTAATTATTCCTTATGGTAATGTTTATATGATAAATCCGCCAATAGCATTTCAGACAAAAAATACACAACTTCAAACTGGATCGGAACGAATTCATAGTTCATTTAACTTTGATGAATTGGAAAAAGAGTGTTTAAAGACGATAACAAATTTAACTAGCTTTTAAACGTCTTAGCTAGTTTGATAAATTCATTATGTAATAGATGAACAGCTTTTGGATCTGGTAATAAAATTTCTCTTCGCGCGTTATGTTCAGCTAATTTCGTATATATCTGATTTATTTTATTATTTTTTTCTTCATCTGTCAAGTGATGATAGTTTACTTCAACATATTTTTTTGCATAATTCATACAATCAACATCTGAAAGAATCCAGTCATAATACGGGTCTTCAATATCATTAACAATAAGTATTAAATACCAATACTTATCTGTACCATAAAACTTCATTGAAAGATTTTCTGGTGTATCGCCGTGTTGAATAATGTATTTGAAAAATAGTGTCTGTTTTGTTTTAACAATTTCATTAATAAAAACAACACGAAAATAGTAGTTGTGAATAAATGTATTTGGTTCATATTCTACAACTGGAAAGAGTTCAAGTACCATATTTTATTACTCGTAAAACAATAAATATAATAGTATTTATTATTTATATCCGCAACAACGGAGGTAGTTTATGAAAAAGAGATTTTCTTCTGGTATTAATTTAGTAGAAAGATATATTGCAAGTGCTCTTAATGAAAATGAAACAGTTAAAGTAATTGAAAAGAGTAGTAATCAATTCAAATCAATTGAAAAGGATATCAAAGAAGTTGGTGATATTGTTTTTGAAACAAATAAGTATACTATTTTTACATGTACTGAAGAAGATAGAAAAGCAGGAGCTAATTATCGTATAGGTAATAAACAAGGAAAGACGTTCGTTACACGTCCTGTTGCTATTGATATAGATAATAATACAATTAAAATTCTAAAAGATGATGCAACTTGGACAGACCAGTTACCGATAAAATCACTTAATTTGAAAAATCTTAAAGCAGAAGCTCGTTTGGCTAAGCATGATTCAATAATGGTTACTAAATATTCAAAAAGTCGTGAAATATCTGAAGAAGAAATGGAAAAGCGACTTATGCGTATGGGATATAGACGTAGATATAGATAAGTTATACAGAACTGCCTTCGTTTGAAGCCACGGGGCTTGCCCTGTGGAGTGTCACATTTATCCTAAAAGGAGGAAAAATGAAATACTATCAATTATCAAACAATTATATGCTTATTGATTTGGGTGCGCCGAATCCTCTTGTTTCAATTCCCATGGAAATGTGGAACAATGGTTTTTCGGAATTTTCTGCTACATGGCAAAAGTGCGATTATGAACGAGAAGTACTTGATAACGGTCGTATTATGTTCACTATTCTAATAGGTGAAACACATACAAGTAAAAAAGTTTGTTTATATCACGGTACTCGTGACACTACTCATAAGTCATGGGATGTATTTGAGAGTTATCTTAATCAATCCATTACTAAAAACAATGGATATTCATATATAGCTGTTGATGAAAATGATAATAGAGAATGGTATGAATTTCATATTTATACTGAAAACACAGAGAATATATCTCATAGACCAAAATTGATATTCGATCCTTCCATTGCTGAAACACTAAACGATTAACAATTGAAACAATAAATACGTTTATAGCAATAAAGTATATTTTGTGAAAGCGTAACAAACGCTGTGAAAAAGCTATAGGAGGCATAAATGTTGAATTTTTTCAAAACAAACAATCTTGATTGTAATTATTTAATATATTGGTTTATCTTTAGTAAAAATCAATAAAAGGAGGTTTAAACATGGCTATTCCCCTTAGACCAGGTGTATACAGTCTTGAGACAGACAACACTATTTCTCTACAAGTCGGTGGACTTGGCGCTATTGGTATACCTGTTCGGCTTGATAAAGGAGAAATAGGTCGTGCTCTTGCTGTTACAGACCGTAACTCACTAGTGCGTATTGGTGGAAAACCAATCCCACGTTTCAATACTGAGGACTGGATGTATGTTGATAATATTTTTTATTATTCAGGAAATGTACTTCTTACACGTGTAGAGGATATTGAACATGTTTATCGTGCTGCTGATGCTACACTAACTATTCCTTGTTCTAATAGCCAAGTGGTTATTTACAGTGGTGGTGAGTATATTAATCCAAATCATCGATTTGATAATCAAGCTATTCTAAAAGCTCTTCCAACTGAATCAACAGCACGACGAACAGCATGGGAAGATTTTTTAGCAAAATTTCTAGGTAATGGTGATACTGTCAATGCAACAGATTTTTCGTTCCTTATTCTCAATTCTCTTAAAAATGCACAAACAAAATATACAGAAGATTTTTCTAGTATTTCACGAACACCATATACTGCTATTATCAGACTTACACGCGACGAATACGGTGAATATGATGAGAATAGTGAAAATGTAATTAATTATCTCACTAATAATAGTATTGCTATTGAATATAGTGATGAATATAAAACCACTATTAATTCTGTTGCTAAAATTTCTAACATTACAAAAATTGTGAGTATTTCTAATAGCGAGTTTTACGGTACATTTTCTAGTGAATGGACTGTTGGTAGTCGTGTGTTTGTAGTTCAACTTGAGGAAGTCGGCGCTGAATCAACACTTCCTGCTGGTACATATGTAATTAAAGAAGATGCTGAAGTTCCTTATCTTGAAATTGGTACTGTTGTTGCAAGCGGTAATGGTACTGAACCTGATGTTGATATTGAATATACAACATCACATACACTTCGTCTCGGTGATACTATAGTTTGCCTGTCACAGGCAGAAATAGATGCTGCGGAAGGTACATATGAACGGGAAAAGATACTCAATGCTTTTGCAACACTTGCAAAACAAGGTAAATTGGGTATTAAAAATGACAATCCTGGTCGCACTTGGACTTATACTAAGTATGATAGTATTATAGAAGCTGTTGCTTTTAATTATGTTTATCTTAAACAATCTCGCACTTTTACGGGACCTATTGTTACGTTTATTTGTTATGATAATTTTACTAAGATAGAAGATGTGCGTATTTCTTCCACAGTGTCAACTAGTACTGAATTATTCCGTGCAGTAGCAAAAACACCAGGACGTTGGGCTGATCGCGATAATATCCAGGTTATGATTTGCGATATGAATAATTTCGATGAATATGCAGCTGAATATTTTGATACAAAACCAGAAGCTGGTACAACTACAACATATGCAATGGATCAAATTGCTGTAATAGTTTGGGTCGGTGGTAGTATAGTTGAACGATACATAGCATCACTTAATCCAACAGCGAAAACAGCAGATGGTAGTTCAAAGTATTTTGGCGATTTAATCAATCTTTCAAGCCAGTATGTTTATATTACTATTAACGAAGATGCTATTGATGTAGATGCTGGTTATGTTTTTAAGAATTCATATATTGCTAATTATGTGCCAGAAATTGTTACTATTTCTGGTGGTAATAGTTCAATGAAACTTCGTGCTCTTGCTTTAACTAACAATATTGACTATAGTGTACAATGGAATAGTGTACAGACAGTAAAAGATGCACTTCGTGTATTTGAAGATAAATCGTCTGTTGCTATAGAGTACCTAGCGGATGGTGCGTTTGCAGGGCAGCCACAGATTAAAGATGAACTAATTCGTCTTTGTGCTGTGGTTCGTAGAGATTGCGTCGCAATACTAGGTCCTAAATCATCTACCTTCCAAGGTGTTGCTTATGCTTCAGACGGTTACGATCGTCTATGTGGTTCAAATACAGAAGGCATTGATTATCGTACTTGGGTAACTAGTAATCCTAATAATCAATTTGCTGCTTTTTATAGCAATACAAAACAAGTGTATGATTCAATCAATGACCAGACGCAGTGGATTAGTTGTTCTTCTGATGCAGTTGGTTTGAATGCCGCTGTCGATAGAAATTTTGAACGTTGGTATGCTGTTGCAGGAACTCGTAGAGGTGTACTTACTAATATAATTAAACTTGGTTGGTATCCTGATGATACAACACGAGAATATATGACTCGCGATCGTATCAATCCTATTATATATGTGCGCGGTGAAGGTAATATTATTTACGATACAATGTCGTTATGCTCATTGAATTCAGATCTCAGTGAAATCTATAATAGAAAGACTCTTAACTATCTCCAAGTTAATACTGAAACTTATATGCGACGTGTAATGTTCGAGTTCAATGATGAACCTACTCGACTTGCAGTTATTGAAGCGCTCACCCCATTCTATCGTAGCGTGTATAATCGACGTGGATTGTATGAACCCGCACTTATCCAGTGTGATGCTCGTAATAATCCACCATCAGTAGTTGAGCAGAACATGCTTTATGTTGATATTTCACTTAAACTTCAACATGTTGCAAAGCGTATCGTTCTTCGTTATCGTGTAGAGAAAGCTAGCGCCACGTTAGAATTTGTGCAAGAGCAATAATCAAATAGTATAACTTCTCAAAAATCTTTCAAAATTTTCAATTGTTTTTCAAATTTACATTTTACTGGTTTTTTACATCACTTTCTGGAATTTTTTGAAGCCATTTCATATCTGGCGAGAAATTGAGTTGATAATATAGATTGGCTAATTCTTCTACTACAGATTTATCACCATGTTTTGCAATGTTCGGTATATCAACAATATCGTAAGTAGCATAGTAGGGAAAATGTTCTTTGATTATTTCATTAATTCTATAGCCAATAACGTTATCATATAAAGCAAATACTGATTTATTAATTAGCTTTTTTATTTGTTCTATTAAACAATTATGATATTCAAAGTTTTTATGTTGCTCATCTATTTGTTTTAGTTTCTTTTTATTTAATCTAATAAACTTTTCTATATTATTATAAATATCTTGTTTTATTATAGGCGCTATATTTAATTTACTTATTAAAGAATCTTCAATAATATCTAATAATGATACTTTTTGAAATTGAACAATTATTACAGTACAATTATTATATTGATGTTTATTTGTTTCATTATCAACTATTTTTTTATCAATATTGTAAAAATAAGTGCTATCACAATTATACTTATTGAGTTGTTGAATCTTTTTTTGAAGGTTTTTTTGAAGTTGATAGGATTGTTGTTTATTTTTGTTGATAATATATAGCTTTGAAAGTATTTCATATGTATTACGTTGAACAAGTAACAATTGTTTGAATTGTTGCTCACGAAGTACTATTTGATCGAAAGCAATTGCCTGTTCATTCAAAAAATTACTTAGAGAAATATTAGAATGTTGCTTTAAAAGAATTGAATCAAATACTTGTGAAAATGTTATCATTGACCACCTCTGATAAATAATAAATAGTATATAATTCTATCTCTGATAAATAATAAATAGTATATAATTCTATTTAGTGGAGTTTATAAATTATGCAATTCAATCAATTGATAAGTATGAAACTTGCATTATTAAATGAACAAAAATTATCTATCGTCGGTTTAATTCCTATGGCTGCGAAACCATTTCATGAAGGCCATCTTAGTCTTATTCAATTTGCTCTAAAACATTGTGATAAAGTAATAGTATTTGTTTCTAAGAAAGATCGAATTCGTCCTGGTGAAATACCTGTTTTTGGCAATACAATGGTGCGTATTTGGAAACAATTAATTATACCTAAACTTCCTAAAAATGTACAAGTTGAATTTGTTGATAATCCTGTAACAAAAGTATATGAAAAATTAAATGAAGATTCAAAAAATGAACAATATATAGTTTTTACTGGTCTAAACGATAAAGATAATTTTGCAGAAAAGAGACTTTCAAAAACTACAGCATATAAAAATAATTTAGTAAATGTTTACGCGGTTGATAGAAGTGATACTACTAAAACAGTGAATATTTCAGGAACAAAAATGCGTTCATTTATTGAAAATGGTGATGTTGTTTCTTTCATTAAATATGCACCATCTATTCTTTCTGTAGAAGAAAAAAAGAAATATTATAATCTTTTGAAAAACGACATTACAACTAAAAAAGAATCATTTTCACGATTTTTCTTTAACTTATTAAACGAGAGAGATGACACTATAACAGGAAAACTTACCCATCTAACACATCTCGAAGATTTAGTATTATTACAAGGACAACATGGTGTAGAAAAAATCAAAAAATATATTGAACAAATTAAAAATATCCTTAGCAATAAAAAATCTAATATAACTATATCATTAAAATGGGATGGTAGTCCAGCACTTGTATTTGGTATTAATCCAGCAAATAAAAAATTCTTTATCTCAACAAAAGGAGCATTTGCAAAAACACCTAAATTATGCTACAATGAAGATGATATAAAACAATTTTTTGGTGATAAACCAGATCTTGCCAATAAGCTATCAATTGCATTACATTATCTTTCTAAAATCAATTGGGACGGTGTTTATCAAGGTGATTATCTTTATACGCGTAACGATTTAAAAATGATTAAATTTGGAAATACGAAATATATAACATTTACACCAAATACTATTACATATGGCGTAGCGGTTGATAGTGACTTAGCATCGGATATAGAAGCGTCTCAACTAGGTATAGCTCTTCACACAAAATATGAAGGTAGTTCAATTGAAAATATGGTAGCTCATCCTATTACTGATTCACCAATACAAGGTTTACATAATTCAGTGTTATTTATTCCTGTTGTTGTGAATATTTCTAACATAAAAGAAACAAAAAAAGTTATTGATAAAATTGATAAAATATTATCAACTAATATCACTGTACCTGATATTCCACAACAAATGTCAATATTAATTATGACATTTATTAATGATTTGATACGTAATAGTAAAAGTAATATTGTTGCTAATCCTGCACAATTTATAACAGCATTTAAACAATGGATTCGTGAACGTGTAAAACAACAAGCATCAACGCTAATTACGCAAGCATCAAAACAACGAAAAATAGCACAAGGTGAACAACTCATAAAAGAAATTGATTCAATTGATTTAAAATCAATACTGCAATTTTATAATAATGTGAGAGAATGTAAAAATAGTATAATACAAGTACTTAATAACACAACAACAGAAACATTTAAAACTTTTTTTAAACAACAAGGAAAATATGTTCCAACATCACATGAAGGATTCGCTATTTCAAGTGATAATGAAATGGTTAAACTTGTCAACAGAGACGAGTTTTCAAGAATGAATTTCTTAATAAGTAAAAATCGATAAAAATCATTGAACATAATAAAATACGTTGCTTTTCAAAATTTTTGTTAATATGAAATTATAAATGAATAATATATAATATTATCGTATGACTTAAAAAAGTGATTGTTGATAGTTCATGGGAATATACTTAAGAAAAGTTTTATTTCATTTGATACACTTGAAACAAGAATAGACAAAATAAACAAACATACGAAATTAAAAAATGAAATCAGCACAAATCAAAATTCTCACTGATCGTGAACATGTACTTCTCCGCCCTGAGATGTACATTGGTAACACAGATACTATTATTAAAAAAGATTGGTCATTTTTCAAGGAAAACGATTCATATGTATTTACTGTTAGAGATGTGCCTTTTAATGAAGCATATTTTAAACTATTCAGTGAAATTCTTGACAATAGTATAGATGAGAATTTTAAAACAAAAGGAAAATTTGCCAATCGAATTTTCATTACACTACTAGATAGAGATCATTTTATTATTGAAGATAATGGACGAGGTGTACCAACAAAAAAAGATAGTAACACAGGTAAAACACAATTTGAAATAGCGTTTACTCATCTTCGTGCAGGAAGTAATTTTGAAAAAGGAACAGCATCTTCAGAATCAGATATTAATCCAGGTATGAACGGCGTTGGTGCTTCTATTGTCAATGTTCTTGCTGAAAAATTTATAGTTGAGACAGAAGATGAAACTAATCGTTATATCTTGACATGTACTGAGAATATGAAGAATGTAACTTGTGAAAAGTTAACATCACAAGGTAAGCGTGGAACAAAAGTAGAAGTAAAACTATCTACTAAATATTTCAACAATATACATTTAATTACAAAAGAACATGTTAAAACATGGTTATTCAAAAGAATTGTTGAACTTAAAACATTTTATCCTAATATAACATTCTTTTTCAATAATAGTGAGGTCACTAATACTATTTTTGATTATATTAATCCACAACATTATATTGCTAAAAATGGTAATAAGCAACTTGTAATTGGATTTAAAAGCAACAGTGAAGAACTTGATATGAGTTTTGTTAATGGCTTGAATACTTATGATGGCGGTTCACATATTAACTATGCTAGCGATGTAATATTTAACTGGCTAAAGAAGAAACTTGAAAAAAGATTCAAGCCAGAACACGAGTTAAAAATAACTGATTTACAAAAACGATTATTTATTATCGTTTCACTCACCGGATTTCCTAATGCTAAATTTGCTACACAGAATAAAACGAAACTAATTTCACCTAAACAACAAATACAAGACTATATGCCCCAATCATTTATAGAGCGTTGTTGTAATAGTTTTTTTGATATGTATGAAAATGAACTTCGTGATATGGTAGAAAGTATTGAAGCTGCTCTGTTAGGTAAACTAGCTAAGAAAACAACTAAAGTTAAACGTCAACATATACCAAAACTCATTGAAGCAAATAGTAAAGATAGAAAAAACACAAAACTATTCATCGTCGAAGGCGATTCTGCTGCTTCTATGTTTCTTCAAGCTAGAGATAAACAATATCATGCAGCATATCCATTGAGAGGAAAAATACTAAACGTTTATGAAAAAAATCTAAAAGCAATAGTTGAAAATGAAGAAATACAAGGATTACTTTCTGTTATTGGTTTAGAGATAGGAAAACCAGCACATGATATTAACTATGGGCAAATTTGTATTTTAACTGACGCCGATCCTGATGGTGATGATATCACTTCTCTTCTTCTACTTCTTTTCTATAAATTCTGGCCTGAATTATACAAGCAAAATAAGATAATAAAAATATTTGCTCCACTTCTAATTGCAAAGAGAGGAAAAGATTGTAGAAAATATTTCAATCTTGAACAATATGAAAAAGAAAGAGACGAATTAGTGCGTAATGGTTATAGTATTGAATATTACAAAGGTCTTGGAAAAATGAATAAAGAAGAATATAGAGAAATGTTATTCAATCCAACGTATACTATAATAAATAATATTAATGACCATAATACAAACGTGTTCTTAACATACTTTTTG